GTGCATTGTAAGGTCACGTAGGTCACGCAAAAGCGCACCCATGTGACGAAGCAACTCGCCCCACTGTTGCATCTTCATCTGCTCTGTACCTGCAATTGAATCCATGCACTTCACTTGAAGTTCAGAGATAGAATCAATGATAAGAGATTTGAACTGATGCTTTCCAGTTTGTAGCCACTGGAATGTTTTGATAACAACGTCGTAGTCACGAACATTTACTACGACAGTGTCCCATGTGCCATCTGCGACTGGTGGTTCTTCGCGCAGAGGGTCCCAGTACTTTATGTTAATCGGTAGGAATCTATGCCCACCTTCAACGTCAAGCATGAGACGAGGATAGGGTGCAGTTACGGCAAAGGTGGATTTACCAACCTTTGACTCACCGTACACCATGATAGTCAGCGAACGTTGTACTTCATTTGACATACGTCACTCACTTCCTTTCTTCTCTTCGATGTGGTAATACCCATACGGATCGGATGATACGTATGCCTCGCTAAGTGCTTGTTCGGCGGCGCTTCCGTCATCGAACATTGGGCATATAGCGAAAAATTGACATTTCCATTTGCAATCACGACTTGGTCGTGGGTAGGCAACTAGTTGATGAGATGACCCATCATCTAAAGCTTGGCGCACATTTAGCATATCAGATAATGTGCCGTGAATACGTTGCCAAAAGTTACGTAACGCAAAAACATTGTGTCGAACTTCCATCTGCTCATAGAACGGCGGACGTGCGTTTGCACTACGCTTAACCTTCTTTAGCATTGTAAAGATTCCGCCCTCAGAGCGTTCACCTTCTTTGTTCTGCGCGGTCTCAAGCATCATGTAAGTAAGGATCTGCTCGTTCATGTGTGCCATCGCCGCAAAGTCTGTGAATGAGCCTCCAACAGTCTTAAAGTCACGGAACATACGCACGCCATCAGCCTTACGACGAACACGCATATCAATCTTGCCTTGAAGGATAACCTTTCCATCAAATAACGGCATCTCGATAATTTCTTCTGTAGAGATCATCTCTAGCTCAGCGTCAATTCCATTTTCTTCAATCCAATCAAGGTAGCCTTCAAGCATGATGCGCCCGAGTTCAGCCTCAGCGTCAAGATCATACGTATCTCTTATCTGAGCTTCTAGTTCCGCTTTGTCCTTTGCAATAAGCGCAGAGTGTGCCTCAAGGAGAGGTATTCCTTTTGAGTAATAGTCATCAAGCGCTTGGTGCACACGCGAACCGAGAGCAAGAGCTCCAGTCTTAGATTCCGTGCGTGGACGTAGACGACGATAGTAGCTAAGCCACCACTTACGCCTGCAGTCTTTAAAAGTTTGTATCTCTGAGTTTGATATACGTATCGGTTCTACTACGCTCATAGCTTTCCTGCCTTGTCGTCTTTAAGTAGTGATAACAATTGAGCCTTATCGCGAACAATTTGCTCAAAGTTATCAGCCTTGGTTTCAAGGACTTGAATTACACGTTCCTCAATAGTTCCTTCAGTAACGTAATCAGTAATCATAATTGAGTCATGAATCTCAGAACCAATGCGGTGCACACGGTCAAGCGCCTGCTTGTGATCTACAAGCGACCAAGGACGCTGCAGCATGATTAAACGACGCGCCGCAGTTAGTGTAATACCGACTCCACCAGCCTGCGCTGTAAAAAGTATCCACTTGATCTTGCCAGCCTGAAAATCATCAACTGCTTGTTGACGTTCATCCTCAGACTGAGCACCAGTGATGAGACCATGTGGAATTTTTTCCTTAGTCATTTCTGCACTAAGTAAATCTATAAGTTGGCGTGATACCGCGCATACTGCAACTGAGTCATCACCAAAGTCACCGTTTTTAATATCATCCATAACTGCATCAACCTTGCATGATGGGCCAATAAGTGTTACCTTGCTCTCACCTGTTGTCTCATCAACACTCATCTCAGCGAAAGAACTTGCAAACTGCAGCAACCTTATTGTTTGTGTTAAAGGACTAGGCGCTGTAACTGACTCACCGTCCTCGAGCTCAGCAATCATAAGATCACGCATTTGGTCGTAAGCTTTCTTTTGCTTAGTGGACATCTCTACGTCCTTGCGCTCAAACATCATCTCTGGTAGCCAAGGAAGAACCTTCTGCTTAAGCATACGACGCATGCGTGGATTTATCGCGGCGTAGAACTCTTGTTCCATGTGAGGCTTTACACCTAGAACCATCATTCCGCCAAAAGCATTCATCATTGTGTTAATCATGCGGTCAATCCAACGTGTCTTACTTGGCCATTCATCTGGTGATAACCAGTGCAATATAGACCACATGTCTAACACGTTATTAGCGATAGGTGTACCTGTAAGCGCAAAGCGAATATCAGCATCACCTGTTGCTGCCCAAAGAGCACGAGTTTGTTTTGACTTAGGTTCCTTAGATCTGTGAATCTCATCGGCGATTACTGCCTTAAAGTTAATTGTGTTTAGTTCACGCAGGTGAACCTCGCAACGATTCTCTGAGACCCTATCATCGTGCCCTCCGCACTCTGGGCACTTTGCAAGTGCAATTGAGCCGTAGCCAGAAAGACGAGAATGCGAGCGCAGTGACTCCCAGTTGATAACGTACACGTCTGCAGATTCTTCAAAGATCTTACGACGTTGAGTTGCAGAACCTTTAATAACTTCTACATCAACTCCAGGCCACCAGCGTTCAAACTCACGCTTCCAGTTTTTCTTCAATGTATTAGGGCAAACGATTAACGCAGGAAATACGTCTTCACCGCGATCTTGTAGTTCCTTAAGCGCACGGATTGCCTGAGCTGTCTTACCAAGCCCAGGTTCATCTGCAAGCAGTGCACGTCGGGCTACTGCGAGAAACTTTACGCCAGCTCGCTGGTGCGGAAATAGATCCTCATTAAATCCGTCTTCTATAACTTCCAGTTCACGAAGTTGATTCGCAGGGTTAATACGTGTTGAAACTTCTTGCCCTGCCCACTCGGTCAACCTTGGGCCAATTACAAGATCATCGCGAAACGTTGAGCGCAAGGCTAGGCAGGTTGCCCAGGATGTAGGCACGCGCCATTGCTGCTCTTTAGGATCCCACTTGGAACCAGGAATACTTTTACACAACTCCTTAAAGCGCCACTCTGTATGGATAATCACGTTCTTGCCCGATTCATCGAGCTCTACGTTTACTGGCACCTATTAGTCCTCTCGTCGTTACGTAATACATACTATCAGGATTTGCACTTTTGTAAATACTATTTATGCTTAGTATCTATGGAAATAATATATCACGTCTTACTGTAATAAGCGCACTGGCTTCCATCCTGTTTTTACAAGCTTAAGCAGACCGTGTCTTATGGCGTCCAGCGCGTGACCTTCTCCACCTTTATGCCAGTACTCAAGTTTCTTTAACTTTTTGTTATCAAACATTGCCTTAGCATCGGCAGGTGATTGAAAGTAGATGTCATCTGGTTTTCTACCTGCGTCCATAAGGCACTGTTTTAAGATGCCAATTTGCTCAAGAGAGTAAGGTGCCTGTGAGTTACGAACCGTCTGAGCGTTAATGGTAAATCGCTCACATACCACGTCTAAAGCGTCTCCGTAAGTGGCTAGAGTGTCCCGTATAGGCCTCGCGTATTCGTCCTGTTGGAATTCACCAGACCAGATTAAAACCGGCTCCTGGCCGCTCTCAAGACTAAATAAAGCCATTCCAGTGGCTTTGCCTGGGTCTACTGCAAGAACGTATCTCATTAGTATTTGTCTCCCCAGGTCTCCATTGGACCGTCAATACCAGCGGTAAGTGGAACGTCCCAACCTTCGGTGGTAGTCATACATTCCTTTACAACCTTCATGATCTCCTGGGCGTCCTCGCGTGGTGCGTTAAGCACAATTTCGTCGTGTACTGGCACAATAAGAAGCTCGGTTAGATCTGCCTGGTCAAGTTTAATAAGATTTGCCTTAAACACCTCGGCAGCTCCACCTTGAATAAGATAGTTAACAAGTGTATATGCGCGATCTTCATCGCAAGGTAGGCGTCGACCTGTCCAGGTGTAGACGTAGCCTTGTCCCTCTGCCTTCAAGCGTCTCATGCCAGCATCTTCAATTTGACGTTGAAAGAGTGCCATACCAGGAAAGCGCAGATCAAACGCGTCTGATGTTTGACGCATCTGCATCTCAGCAACTCCTGCTGTTAGTGCTTGTTTAGCGACTCCTGCTCCGTAGAGACGTCCATACACAGTTCCCTTGATGAGGTTACGGCGCTTATCTGACCGTTGCATTGTTGGATCTCCGTAGATTTCACGACCAATTTCAGTGAAAGGATCTGACCCTGTTGCATCTGCACGGTTAAAGAGCGTGATGAGATTAGGGTCCTGTGAGAGGGAGGCAAACATTCTAAATTCGACCTGGTCAAGGTCTGAGGTAATGATGACATGATCTTTATCCTTTGGTATGAATGCGGTGCGAACAGTTGCGTCACCTTTAGGTAGCGTCTGTAGCGCAGGGTTTTGTATTGACATGCGGGAAGTACGAGCGCCAAGCGTCTTTACAGAGGGGTGCACAAAACCGTTTACGTTGTCGTTAATAAAGTTTGCGAAGTATGTGTTAGCAAGCTTATCTGCCTTGCGCTGTTTTAGCACAACGTCTGCAAGGTTCTTCACATCCGCGTTACCAGCGATGGCAAGAAACGCAAGTTGATCCTTGTCAGCAGACTTTTGACCAGATGGCGTATATGACGTGATCTCTGCACCAAGTGACTCAAATAAACGAACAAGTTGAATGTTACTTGTGATTGACACTCCGTTATACGTTTTCTTTGCCCAGTCCTTTACAGACTCTGCGTATGCAGTTAGTTCATCAAACTTCTTTCTTGAGTAGTCAAGATCAATCCTTGCACCGTTAATTTCCATACGGGTAACAATCTTACGTGCAGCCATTTCCAATTCATATGCGCGATGATACGGCTGCCCTGGTCCACACTTCTCCCAGAACTGTTCCCATATGCGCATTGTTAGAACTGTGTCAAGCGCACCGTAAGCCCAATATGGTTGAAAGTTAGTAGGAACTGTTCCCCACGTCCATCCGTTTGTTGCTAATGAGGTATCAAGAGTTTCCTGCATTGCAGCTGCGCGTCCATCAACGTATAAGGACGCAAGACGTTTTAATGCGCCTGAGCCAAGAGGATCAATAATGTGCGCCATAATCATCGTGTCGTGCGCACGTTCCCACGGCATCTTCCAGGTTGAGTGAACATCAAACCAGCGAGCTTCAAACGCGATGTTGTGACAGACTATTGGGCCATCAAACTTATCCATAGCCTCGTAAAAAACACCAGACCATTCCTTCCAAGGAATTGCCCAGCCTGTCATGCCGTCACCAACCTGCACTAAACGTAGTTGCCCGTGCCAAGGAGATAGCGCGTCCTTACGTTCACCACCTGGATTCTCGCCAGTTTCAGTGTCAATTGAAATAGCATTGTGCGGGCGACGTTCGCTAAGCCACGCAATAAACTCGCGCGCGGTATCAACGTTATCAACGAGATGTAGTTTTACATCATTTAGCCCAGTAGTTGTCATTTAGTCCTCTAGTATCATTACGTCAACGTTACACTTTTTAAGATACTCAATTGTAGCCTCTGGCTTACGGTGAACTGCCTTGCTGCCAACACGCATAACAACCTTTGCCACTCCTGAGTTAGATACAAGCTTTGCGCACTGTAAGCATGCAACGTCTGTTATGTATATTGTTCCACCTTCAATGCGGGATCTATCAACGTATAAAAGAGCGTTTGCCTCAGCGTGAATTGATGGGCATGTATCATACATGTTGTCTAGTGGCACAAGACCTTGTGCACGTGGGCACCACTCAATGCAGTCACCTTCAACGTCAAGAGTTGCAGCAGGTCCGTTATACCCGGTAGATGCAACTCGCTGGTTAGCAGAAACTACAACCGCACCAATCTGTGCACGTGAACAACGTGAACGTCTAGCAATGGTGTCTGCAACGTCCATCCACACCTTGTCCCACGAAGGTCTATCCAAGCTCAAAATGGCATATCTCCTTTATCGTCGTCATCGTCGATGTGGCCATACTCATCCATTCCTTCGTGAACTCCTGCAGCAAGAATATGTGCAACAATAGTTACAGCCTGTCGGCGTGTAAAACCAGCGCGTGTCAGCTCACGATACATCTCGTGCATCTGTAACGCAGCCTCACGCAGAGGGCTTATGTTGAAGTCCTCCTCGTTAAGACCGCCCTCTTTCTTATTGTCCGTCATTATTTGCTTTTCTTGTCTGCTTGCTTTTCATCCTTCTGTAAATTATTTAGAACAGCGCGTTTCATTGAGTCGGTGTACCACTTCTCAGCGTCATTAAGACGCGCATATGTTGGCTCGCTAACAGTTGCCTGCATTGCAAGCATGGCAGATGACTTAACCTCGTTCCAAGTGCGTCCAGTGATAGCAGGAATTGTTGGGCTGTGCAGCGCGTGTGCAAGCTTGTCCGCTGAGGCGTAGTGCTGCTCGTAGATGTGAAGTGATCCTACGTGATGATTGTATGTTCCAGGCTCAATACCTAAAACAGATGCCATAGCAATTTGCACGCGGGTAAACTGGAAGAAGTCATACGCTG